TATTATGCATTTCAGAAAAGGACACTTTCGTTGGGGAACACTATTAATTAAGACCATGATTATGCTTATTGTTATAGGGGTTTCTTATTTGGTGCTTGAAATGATAGTAAGTTTTGCAGGGTCAGGTGTAATAATACAAGGATTTCGGGCAAGTATTCAAGTGGCAACATTGCTTTATCCCGGTGCCAAAATATTGAAGCACATTTTTGTTTTGAGCAACGGAGAACACCCTCCAAAATGGGTAATGGACAAGCTTTATAAATTCAAGGAAAATGGAGATTTAAATCAATTTTTAGATAAATAGAATATGAGACTAAGTAAAGAGCAAAGAAAATTCACACACCATATAGGTCAACTTATAATGTTTGCCTTCGCTCGGGATTACGAAATAACATTTGGCGAAGGATTTAGAAGTCCAGAGGAGCAAATAAGGCTTTATAACGATGGTAAAAGTCAGATCAGGGTAGGCGGAAATCACGGCAGGAGATTAGCAGTTGATTTCAACTTATTCAAGAATGACAGGATAACCTGGGAATGGGAAGATTATAAACCGTTGGGTAGGTATTGGGTTTCTTTAGACTCTAAAAATAGATGGGGCGGGTCTTGGAACGGAAAGTTTGATAAAAAAGGATTTATTGACGCGCCACATTTTGAACGTAACGTTTAATTTTGTATATTCCTCCCCATAACTAAAAATCAATACAATGGAGGGTTTAAGAGTATCAAATGAACATAAATATCTTATAGATAATAATAGTATTTACGAAGATAAATCAACGGGTTATTTTCAAATATACTTTAACAAAAAAGCATATTATCTACATAGATTCATTATGCAGGCAACCCCTGGGCAAATAGTAGATCACATAAATAGAGATAAAAAAGATAATAGAATTAATAACCTTAGGTTTGTTACTAAGTCGGAGAATAACTACAATTCAGGCAATCGTAGGAGATCTAATTTTGGGCGAGGCATATCTTTTGACAAATTTGGGAACAGGTTTAGAGCTTGTATTTCTCATAATAACAAAACATTAAAACTTGGTAGTTTCAGCAATACAAGAGGTGCTAAAATAGCTTACAATAAAAAGGCTAAAGAAATTTATGGAGATATGGCCTTTCAACACGATATATAAAATAAACAATTTTCACGCTGGAATAAAGCAGGCGGGAGGGTCTTAAATGGACTTGTCAAAAGACGACAAAAAGAAGCTGAATTATTTTTCAGTTAACAATTAAACATAAAATTATGAGCGATTATTTATCACGATTAAAAGAAGAAGAAAAAGATCTTAAAACGAAGCTTGGAAAACTTTTTGACTTCACTCAGTCAGAAAAATTTAAAACTGTAGAACAATTTGAGGAATCAATTATACAAATACAGTTAGAAGCTATGCGAACTTATTACCGATGCCTTGCGGAAAGGATCGGAGACAAATAACCTTTAACCTTTAAATATATTTATTATGATTATTTACATTATTGCAGCAGCCGTAGTAGGTTTCATTGCCGGAGTATTTGTGTACAGGAATAACGTAGATGTTATCTCGCCGATCGCAGATAAATTTGATGTTAAGTTTGATAAGCTTGAACTTAAAATCGAAGAACTTAAAAAACAGATTGAGGATTCTAAAAGAGTATAAATTAAAAACTCCCGCCGGGTACCAAGACAGGAGTTGGATAAGAATTTGACTGGTACGAGGTTCCTATGGGTGCCTGTACACGGCTCTCGTTCAAATTACTGTTAATACAAATATATGAAAACCATCTGGATTAAATTAATACCCTACGTAGTAATTGCTTTCCTGGTATTAGTGTTCTTTTTCAAAGGATGCGGGGAACGGGGCAGCACTACTATCACTACGCCCGAAATTGAGGGGGATTTTGAAGAGCAGGAACCAATCTATATAAAAGGCAAGGATTCCATTATTACCAAATGGAAAACTAAAGAAATTAAAACTCCCAATCCTGTTAATGATTCTTTGGCCATTGCTTACAAGGGAGCAAAGGACAGCCTGGAGCGCTACAAACTATACCTTAGTGCTATCCAGATTAAGACTTTCAAGAATACCTTTGAAGATAAATACTTAAAGCTTAGTTTGACTGGTAGGGTGCAGGGTGACCTGCTCGGGATAACGCCTAAATATACTATTAAGTCTCAAGAGATTGAGGTTCCGGAAACTTCACTTCGCTTTCTTGTCGGCGGCGGGATCGGCAATAATTTAAACTTTAATGACTTCACATATCGCGTTAATTTAGGCATTCAAAACGGGAACGGGAATATAGTCCGTGGGGGTTATTCCAGGATGCGTGGGCAAGATTATATATTCCTTGGCTATGATGTTTCGCTTTTTGAGGTTAGGTAGGGTTTACTATGTATCACAGAATATTCCGCATTCCCAACTTTTAATTTTCCCGCCTTTAGCATTTTCAGGCAACTCATCCAGATATATTCTAACAGAATGAATTATCTTTCCCTTACTATTTATGATGCTTAACTGCGCACCTGTATCTACATGATAGAAAAAATCTCCCTTTTTTACCGCCCAGGGTAAATATTTTAAATGTATTTTAACCAATTTTGCACCTATTCGTCTGCTTTGTTCGGCTCTATCATCGTATATTTCTGGAAACTTTTCCCTAACTAAGTTCCAATATTTTGGGCTTTGGCTTTTCACGCAGCCAATACAATTTGCATTCGGAAATCCAAGTTTATAAATTTCAGGTAATTCAATCCCCGCATCCATAATTATATCAAAACAATTACCTTTTGTTAGGTTTAACTCAATTAAAATAGGTATTAAATTATCACGTTCAAACTTAATAAACCTATCACTTCTCTTTTTCTCATCCACAGTAAAACCTAAAACGTGCCAGTCGATTTTATTGTTTTTTTCAAATTGGTATCTTGCTTCTTTTTTTAATTGTTGTGTGCACGGAGCACCAGCAACACCACTAATGTATTTTCGTTTTTCAAAAACATCTCTAATATCACAGCTTGGATATATCTCGTTTGTCGCACTTATTACTTCTTGTCCAAACCAATCCTCACAATCTTTTAAAAATCGCAAATTATCTTCGTGCTCATTTATTACGGGGTTATTCACAATTATTACATTATGTGTTTTTCCATATTTTTCAATGGTTTTTTTTGCTGCTACGGCACTCGCTGCCCCACAACTGAACCAAACTGCTATTGTTTCTTTATCTTCCATAGTTGTTTATTTTATATTGATTTATATTGGATTACACCAAGTGCAGTTTATACCCATTGACGGGGCTTCTATAACACTATCATTTCCGCATACATCGCAAACAACATTAACTTCATTATCAGTTGAATTATATATCTCATTAGCTCTTTCTATAACTGAAATTTGAGCTTCTTGGCGTGTTTCTTTGGAAGGCATACCACCCTCTACTGGGTGACCTACCCAATTATTGAAAGTGTCCAAATGGTTTTTCTGAACACCTATATTAATTCCAGCGCCATCAAAAAAGTTTATGTAAACTCCCCATTGCATAGAGAAATCCAAACTTTCAAACCATTCACTAATTAAATAAATAGTCTCATGTCTATCTAAAAAATATTCATCAAAATCTTCTTTGCATTTTCCTGTTAACATTATTTCTAATTTATATTAATTGGTTGTTATTTTTCACTTTTTGATGATAATTCAGCATATCTTTCCATAGCCGTGCAGGTGCAAAGCCAATAATCGCTGTTTGTCATTTGATTTGGTTTGTAATCTGAAAAACCAAGATCTTCCAAAACATCTTTAAAAACTTCGTGTGTTGTTTTAATATCTTCGGCATACTTTAATTTTTTCAAAGGCACGTTATCCGATAATCCAATTGCTATATCGTGTAGCTGGCATCTTTCGTTATAACTATCGGGTCCCCATTTGTAATATAGTCCTTTTCCTAATTTATCAAGTTGTTCAATTATATCTTCCATAATTTTCTATTTTATATTTCTCGGTTATGACTTTTCTCTTTTTGAGGGTAGGTAGGGGTTCTCACGTTATCACGTAGTTGTGCTTAATACTCCACTACCTCACATTCTCCATATAAGTTTTCGTAATTAAAGTCTATTGCGTTATTTTCAAACTCAAACTTCATTGCATCTTCTCTGCTTGATGTGTAGGTACATCCTGTTCTATCTTGGCACTTAAAGTAAACCGTTCCTACATCTTTTTTTGTTAAAATATATTGTTTCATAATTTAAAATTTAGTTCTATTTAAAATTTGTAATACTACTTTCTACACCTTTCTAAAAACATTCCAAGAAAACCAGCCCAAACAGACTTGTTAACCCCCATTGATGTAGTTGTATCTCTCTTGTTCCAAACAATGTAGCATCTGCATAAGTGCCAATCAGGAACACACTTATTAACCCTAATGAAAACAACCCATAAGTTTTAAATTTCTCCATAATTTCTATTTTATATTAATTGATTATGATGTTTCGCTTTTTTATTTCGTTTTTGGTTAAATTTTTCTAGTTATAACAGCCCATATTATCCAAATAAAATAGCCAGACACTAAAGGG